TGCTCGCGGTATCTCCAAGCCAGAGACGGTCTTCGTGGACGAGACACGCGAACTTAAAGACGAATCCACGTGGGCCAGTCTTCGCTATACCATGATGGCCGCGAAGAATCCGCAGCTCTGGACCCTATCGAATGCGGGAGACTCGCATAGTCTCGTTCTTAACGCGCTACGCGAGCGCGGAATGAGCGCGTCGCCTACCGACGAGATCGCTTATTATGAATGGTCATCTAACTACGAGAAGATCGACGATTCTCCCGCGTTCTGGAAAGGTGCAGCTAAAGCCAATCCAGCTCTAGGCCACACGATCCACATAGATAACATTCGGGCCGTTCTTAACGATCCGCCAGACGTAGTTAAGACGGAAGTCTTATGTCGCTGGGTCGCTACGATCTCAGCTGCTATCCCCGTCGAAGAATGGAATCAGTGCGCGGAAGAAGGCTTGGAACTTGATCCAGAGAAGACTACTTGGTTCGGAATCGACGTAAGTCCGAATCGTCGCGACTGCGCGTTAGTGGCGGCCCAACAGATCGACGACGAGCGGTTCTTCGTAAAGCTTCTTCACACTTGGCATAATCCAATTAACCTAGACGATAGAGCGATCGCTAACGACATCGCTCCCTACGTTAAACAGTATCCAGTCGAAACAGTGGCGTATTCTAAGAGAACAGCTTCGGCTATAGCTGCGAGATTAGTTCCCGCTGGGATTCCGATCTCAGACATCGACGGCGCACTCTATGGCCAAGCATGCGACGAACTGTTAGGAGCAATAACATCGAAGAGACTACGACACGATCCGAAGCAGACAGAGTTAACGAAACAGATTCTTTCGGCGGCTCGGCTTCCGTTCGGCGATGGTGGCTGGACTATCGGGCGGAGAGCTTCTCAGTCGACTGTCTGCGCGACGGTTGCCACTGCACTAGTCACGCACTACGCGACACGCCCACCGATGGATCTTGACATCATGGTCGGATAGGAGTAACGGCTTCTCTAGAATTACGGCATGGGATTACTTGATCTATTCACTCCGAAGGTTAACGCCGCGTCTCCAGAAGCTTCTATTAGTATCGAAGCTGCCGAGTCTCTTTATCCTGTAAACACTCTTAATTCTCTCGGCGGTTATTACTTTATGGGTAATCAAACGGCAAGCCGTACCGAGGCCATGGGCGTCCCAGCCTTAGCCCGCGCTAGGAACATAATCTGTACCACTCTCGCGTCGTTCGACATGCACACTCGTAACATCGCAACAGGTGAAAAGGTTCAACAGCCTAGAGTTATCAATCAGCCAGATCCGCGAATCGCTGGATCGGCGTTCTGGTCATGGCTTGCCGAAGACATTCTGTTCTACGGTTACGGTTACGCGCGTGTAATGCAACGTTACGCGGACACTGGTCGGATTCAAGCGATGGAAAGAATAGATCCTGTTCGCGTAACTGTTACGACTAACGCTAATGGAACAGAGATCGACGGTTATTCTGTTGATGGACTCGTAATAGATCCAAGCGAACTAGTCGTCTTTACTGGACTTGATGAAGGAATCTTAAACCGAGCTGGTCGCACTATTCGCGCAGCTTCGGCGTTAGAAAAGACAGCCTACGACTTCGCGATAAACCCGAATCCACAAACTATCTTAAAGAACTCTGGCGTCGCACTTCCGAAAGATCGCGTCGCTGCTTTAGTAGCTGCATTCAAGAATAGAACTTCTAAAGCTGTCACATTCTTAAACGGTGACGTATCTATCGAGACGGTCGGTTATGATCCTAAGAACTTACAGCTTAACGAAGCTCGCGGATACCTGGCTCTGGAACTATGTCGCGCGGCTGGTCTTCCCGCTTACTTCGCAAGTGCAGAACCTAATAGCTTCACTTATTCCAACGCAGTAACGGAAAGACGTTCGCTTGTCGATTATTCACTTCGTCCTCTTATGACATGCATAGAGCAACGAATGAGCCTTAGCGACTTTACTCCACTGGGTCAAGACGTTAAGTTCGATCTCGACGACTTCTTACGTGGTAATCCGATGGAACGCGCACAGGTTTACGAGATACTAAACAGAATCGGCGCGATGAGTGTCGATGAGATACGAGAAGAAGAGGATCTACTTCTATGAAAATAACTACACCTATGAACATCACAGCGGCCGATTCTAACTCTCGCACTATTAGCGGAAGAATCGTGGCATTCGAGGAAGAAGCGAACGCTTCGACTGGAAAAGTCGTATTCGCTAAAGGTTCAATCGCTCCAGCTAGTGTCAAACTTAACCTAGAGCATGACAGAACTAGACCGATCGGAAAAAGTTTACAGATGGATTTAGACGAATCTACTAACTCAATAAACGCGACTTTTAAGATCACGAACACAACAGCGGGAACGGACGCGCTCGTCGAAGCGATGGAAGGTTTACGCGATGGATTCTCCATTGAATTAGCAGTCGACGATTACATCATGCAGAAGGACGGCGTTATGCGCGTTCTTGCTGGAGAATTAACGGGCGTCGCACTTGTCACAGAGCCCGCCGTACGATCCGCAAGAGTGAGCGACGTCGCCGCGACAACTGGCGAAGAAGTCGCCGAAGAACTTTCCGATTCCACAGTGGAAGAGGAAGTAACACCAACAACAGAAGGAGACGAAGTGGACAACACCGTCACAAACGCGGAAACCGTCGAGACGGTCGAAGCTGCTCAGTCAATCACAGCCGCAGCGAAGCCAATCGTAGGCGGATCATTTACCAAGCCACGCTTAGAGTTCACAGCTGCTAAGTACGTGGAAAACACCATTCGCGCAGCGATGGGCGACGATCAAGCTCGCCAGTACGTTCTCGCAGCCGATAACACTACAGACAACGCGGGCCTAGTACCTACTCGCCAGATGGCAGAAGTAGTTAACGGACTCTCTACTACTATCCGTCCATCTATCGACGCAATCTCGCGCGGAACACTTCCAGACGCGGGAATGAGCTTCGAGATTCCAAAAATTACCCAAGCTCCTACGGTTGCCGTAGTAGCAGAAGATGGCGCGCCATCAGATACAGATCAGAACGCAGCTTTCATTACTGTAGACGTTAAGAAGTTCAGCGGAGCTCAGACATTCTCGGTCGAGCTTCTAGATCGTACTTCTCCAGCGTTCTTTGATGAACTCATTCGTAACATGGCCGCAGCTAAAGCTAAGGCCGAAAATGCTTACGTTAACGGTCTTCTTATCTCGGGATCATCTACAGACGCGACTACAGTCGTTACTTATCCAACAGCTGCCGAGCTACTTGGAATTATCTCTCGCGGAGCTGCTTCTGTTTATTCAGCTACAGCGGGACTTCCAACTCCATTCGCGAAGTCTCTAATCGCTTCGACTGGTCAATGGGCTAACCTAATGACTCTTAACGATTCAGGACGTCCGATCTATAACGCTTCACAGCCACAGAACGCGGGCGGTGCAGTTCGTCCAGATTCACTCGTCGGTAACGTAGCGGGCCTAAATCTATTCGTAGATCCAACTAACGGCGGCGATGGCGATGGAACTCTTCTCATCGTTAACCCAGACGCTTACACATGGTACGAAGGACCTACTTTCCGCCTACGCGCGGACGTAATCGCTTCTGGCCAGATTACAGTCGGCTACTACGGTTATGGCGCACTAGCGACCAAGATCGCAGCGGGCGCATTCAAGAATAACAAGGCGTAATCGCCTACAGTCAAACATCGACTAGTTCGCTCCCGAGCTAGTCGAGTAGTAGAAGGGAAGAACTAATGCCAGCAATCATTACAGCCTCACAGCTGCGGTCCGTCCTAGGCGTTAGTTCTTCTCTCTACGACGATAATTATCTAAACGACATTATCGACACAGCCGAGCAAGCGATTCTCCCTTTACTTATTCAAAACTCGACAGCTGTAATCGAGTACGAATTAACGTCTAACGTAGCGACGTTCTTCACTCGTGAGACTCGGCCGTTCGTAGTCGGACAGTCGATCGTCGTTACTGGACTTCCAGCTCCCTTTACAGCTACGCACACTCTTACAGTCGTTACAGACGTCTCATTCTCGGCCGCTCTTACATCTTCGGACGTAACACGTCGACGGATCGTCCCTAACGGCATGGCAACACTTAGCGGTTATTCAGCTGCGACTCTTTACGTCGGTAACTCTTCCATCGAGTCCGCGATCTACGCGGTATCTATTGAAGTATTCCAATCTCGCACAGCTGCGGGCGGCCAGATCGAGGGCGTCGACTTCGGCGCGACTCCGTATCGAATGGGCCGATCTTTACTTAATCGCGTAATCGGGCTTCTTGGTAATTACATCGACGTCGAGACGATGGTCGGCTAATGCCAGCCAGTTCTATTCTTACGAGCGTTCGCGATCCATTAAAGACAGCAATCGCGGGAGTCTCGGCCAATGTCTACGACTCAGTTCCAGAAGCTCCGATCGTTCCATTCGCGGCGATAGTTCCGAACACTCCTTACTTACAGCCGAACTTCTTAAGTAAGTCGAACGTTAAGCTTAAAGTTAATCTTATTATTACCGTAGGCGTAGCGATCTACGATAATCAGAGCGCACTCGATAACATCGAAAAGCTCGCTATTAGCATTCTGGCGGCCTTGCCGACAGGGTACGAAGTCGGAGACGTAACGAATCCGATTAACGTCACAGTAGGAGCCTCGGAGATTCTCGCCCTAGAGATTCCCGTCGCAACTTATTACACTCAAACAAACTAGGAGATAGACCATGGCCACGACCGTAATAACAGGGCGCGATCTTTCGGTTACGATCGCGACCAAGAACTATAACGAACAAGCTACTAGCGCAACACTAAGCGGAGACGTAACGATAGATCGTTACATGACGCTTTACGGACCAGCTTATAAGTCCGTCGATAAGCAGTGGACGTTCGACATTGAAATGCTTGCAGACTGGGGCGCAGCGGATTCACTCTGTGAAGCTCTATGGAATGCAGCCGAAGGCGCGCCTAATACTGTTCTAGCTGTATCTATGACAGCTGTAACGGGTGCAGTGTTCGCGTTCAACGTTCTACCAATCTTCCCAAGCGTGGGCGGATCATCGCCAGACGCTCAGACTGTTAGCATGAGCTTTACAGTCGTAGGAACACCTACGGAGACATTCAGTTAATTAAAAGAATCGGGAGCAAGTAATGAAACTAGAACTAGAGGTCCAGTACCTATCTGGAGAAGAAGCTACTTATGTGGCGGCAGTTCCAGAATGGGTTAAGTGGGAACGCAAGTTTAATGCAACAGTAAACGAAGCAGAATCTAAACTCGGACTCGAAGGGCTTACATTCTTGGCCTATCACGCTATGAAGCGCGAAGCAGCTGGGAATCCTGTTAAGCCTTTCGAGGTCTGGGTCGAGACTGTAGAAGGAATTACTAGTAAGAAGTCAGACCCAAAAGCTGGCCCGTCGGAAGCTTAAATCGCGCACTCATCGAGTTAGCGATCGCTAGTCGTATTCCGATGAGCGAGTGGAAGACGGCAGAAGACGTTCTTACAGGGATCGAGATTCTGGAGAGGCAGAATGGCAGATAAAAGCGGCCGCGGCACTTATGCCATTACTGTCGATCCTTACGAGTTTAAGAATCTTCTCGGCTTACTGGGTTCATTCCCAGCCGAGTATCAACAGTTCGTAAGAGATCGCGCCCAGCCTTTATCTCAGCGACTAGCTGGTCAACTTATGATGAGCGGCTTATCCGCTCCAGCTCCACAGACGAAGCTCGTAGTCCAGACAATTAAGACTCCGCGCGATCGTCTTATTCGCGTGGACATCGGCGGGCCTAAGAAGGTCGGTCGTCCTTATGGTGGACAAGCTTCTAAAAGCGGAAGCGGTAAAAAAGTTAAGCAATCGGCCGCGGCAGCGGGCGCGCTGTTATGGGGAACAGAGTTCGGTTCTCATGGTGGAGTCGACTCAATCGGTCGAGTCTTTACGAATCGCTTTAAGACACCTTATAACAAGCGCGGATACTGGATCGCTCCCGCTGTAGACTTCTACGTTCCAGTCGTAGCGCGTGAATACACGCTTATGATTCAGGAAGTCGCTAAAGAACTGAGGTTAAACTAATGGCGGGCATTCCGAAGATAAAGATTACTTTCGACGCCGACTTCGATGAATTAAAGAAGGGCGTTAAAGGCGCGCAGAATGAAGTCGAAGGATTCGGATCTAAGGTCGGAGACTTCGCTAAGAAGGCGGGAGCTGCGTTCGCACTAGCTGGAGCGGCAGCTGCGGCCTATGCTGGAAAGCTTCTTATAGACGGCGTTAAGTCTGCCATCGCAGACGAAGCGGCCCAAGCCAAGCTTGCGACTACATTACAGAACGTTACAGGGGCTACCGACGCCCAGATCGCAGCTACAGAGGCTTACATAACTGCGACATCTTTAGCTAACGGAATTACGGACGACGATCTTAGGCCATCGCTAGACAGACTACTTAGAAGTACGGAATCAGTTACAGAAGCCCAGAGACTTCAACAGATCGCTCTAGACGTTAGTGCGGGCTCGGGTAAAAGTTTATCCGCGGTCTCAGAAGCGTTGGCCAAGGCCTACGACGGGAACTTCGCAGCATTAAAGAAGCTCGGCATTCCAATAGATGAAAGCATTATAAAGACTAAAGACTTCGACGGAGCTATGGCTGCTTTATCGGCGACATTCGAGGGACAAGCTTCTAAACAAGCCGATACTTTCCAAGGCAAGATGGCCCGTCTTACTGTTGCATTCGATGAAGCAAAAGAGACAGTCGGCTCTTTCGTTCTAGACGCTATTACTCCGTTAATCTCTAACTTCGTCGATAAAGGTATTCCAGCGATCTCTCAGTTCGCCGATGGTCTTGGTAAAACTTTAGGCCCAGCATTCGCCCAGATCTTTACATTCATCAGAGACGAATTACTGCCAGTCTTAGTTAAGTGGTGGACGTTCCTTTACACAGAAGTAATACCAGCTATAGGTAGCGTCGTTAAACCGATCTTAGAAGGTCTACGAGACGCATTCTTTCAGATTAAAAAAGTGATCTCGGATAACTCCGACGAATTAGAACCTTTCTTTAATCTACTTAAAAAAGTCTGGGAGTTTACTAAAACTTATCTCGCGCCGTTATTAGGTACAGTCTTTAAGGCGTCACTTCAAGGAATCGCCACAGCTGTAAGCATTCTTGTAACTGGATTCTCTAGTCTTGTCAGCTTCATAACTGCCGCCTATAACATGATTAAAAAGCTAGTCGACTTTATCGCCAGTAATCCAATCCTTAAAGGTATCGGCAATTTATTCGACGCTGCGTTCGGCGGCGGTAAAGCGATGGGCGGTCCTGTCACATCTGGCACTTCTTACCTAGTCGGAGAACGTGGCCCAGAGTTATTTACGCCTAGCACTAGCGGCATGATTACGCCTAACAATCGTCTCGGATCTTCGGGCGGTCCTGTCTTTAACATTACGGTAAACGGCGCAATAGACGCAGAAGGTACGGCCCGCACTATTATCGACGTTCTTAATCGTTCAGCTGCTCGCGGTGGCGGTGGCTATAACGCACTAGTGAGCGTCTAATGAGCGTCTGGACTCCAGAATGGCAAGTTCAGATAAACGGCGGACAGGATTACACGAACCTAACGCTAACAAACGTCTCGATCACTTCTGGCCGTACAGACATCTATTCGCAGCCTAGAGCGGGCTACTGTTCTCTGGAGATTCTCAATCTAGACGAAGCTCCGTTAGAGATCGACGTTAACGATAACGTCCTCATTAAAGTTAAAGACTCTACGGGAACTTTCGTTAATTTATTCGGCGGAGACGTTACAGACATTCAAGTCTCAGTCGTCAATAACAGCGGAACGCAATCGAATCAGATTATCCAATTAACAGCCCTTGGAGCTTTATCTAAACTTCCAGTGAGCCTTACAGAAGGCGTCTTAGCTAAAGACTTCGATGGCGATCAGATCTACACAATTCTTTCCGATCTTCTTCTTCTTAACTGGAACGAAGTCGCTCCCGCATTAACATGGGCTGCTTATGACGCGACGACGACATGGGCTAACGCGGAGAACGTAGGACTCGGCGAGATAGATCAGCCAGGCGATTACGAACTGGCGGCTAGAACAGCTTCTACTACAGACGTCTATTCTTTAATAAACATTCTCGCCACTTCTGGACTCGGTTACATCTACGAAGACTCATCGGGTCGAATCGGTTACGCGGACTCAACACATCGCAGCGCGTACCTAGCTACTAATGGCTACACAGTGATCTCAGCGCAAGACGCTCTCAGTTCTTCCATAGCAACTATTAAGCGAATCGCAGACGTTCGCAATAACGTAACAATCCAATACAATAACGGCGGAGAAGAATCGGCAAGTAATACTCAGTCCATCGCAATCTATGGCCAACAGGCTCACTCGATCTCGACGACGCTACACAATGCCGCAGACGCCGAGTTCCAAGCCGACTTCTATTTAGGGCTAAGAGCCTTTCCACAGGCTCAATTCCAAGCCATTACTTACACGCTGGCTAATAGCAACATAGACGACTCGGATCGAGACGCTCTTCTTAACGTGTTCATGGGCCTACCGTTAGACATAACTAATCTTCCACCGAACATTCTCCTAGGACGCTTTCAAGGCTTCGTCGAAGGCTGGAGATTCTCGGCTGGAGTAAACAGACTCGACATTACTTTAACTCTCAGTCCGACGGCTTTCAGCTTGCAGTCGATGAAGTGGGAGAACGTGAGTGTCGCCGAGAGCTGGAATACTTTATCTCCTACACTTATCTGGAACGACGCGACAGTAGTCGCATAAAGGAGCAATAAATGGCCACTAGTCCCTTATTCGGCTGGGAAGAACCAGACGACACCGACCTAGTTAAAGACGGCGCAGCTGCGATTCGTACGCTAGGCAACGCTATCGACACATCTATGGGCGATCTTCTGGGCGGTACTACTGGCCAGATACTTTCCAAGAACTCTAATACGAACATGGACTTTACGTGGATCACTAACGACGTCGGAGACATTACAGCCGTTACGGTCACGAGTCCGATCACAGGCGGCGGAACTTCTGGCAGTGTTGGAATAGCCATACAGGACGCTTCTACTTCTCAGAGAGGATCGGTCCAACTTTCCGATTCCACTTCTACGACTTCATCGGTATTAGCTGCAACGCCGACGGCGGTTAAATCAGCCTACGACTTAGCAGCCGCCGCGATTCCTAAGTCAACAGTTACAACTAACGGCGACCTAATTGTGGGAACAGGTTCGTCTACGGTAAGTCGTATCGGAATCGGTACGACTGGACAGGTTCTCACTGTCGCGGCTGGAGTACCTTCATGGGCAGCTCCAACAGGTGGAGCTAGTTTCGCAACAGCTCAAAATTATGTCGCGACTTCTCAGTCGACTACTTCAACAAGTTACACAGGTTTAACTACAGCTGGCGCGGTCACGCTTACAACTGGTACTAAAGCTCTAGTGTCGATCTCGGCTTCATTCCAGAACGCAGCGGGAGTTAACGTCGGCGCACTTATGAGTTTCGCAATCTCTGGCGCGACGACTGTAGCTTCATCGGATCAGTATTCTACAGGTATTGCATTCTTAGCAACTGGCGGCGGTAATTATCAAGTAAAAAACGGCGCGACGTTTTTAGTTACTGGCTTAACGGCTGGATCTAATACTTTCACAACACAATTTAAGAAAGGCGCGGGAGATACTCCTGGCTTCGCAGATCGCACAATTAACGTAGTAGACTTAGGGAGTTAATTAAATGACTATCACATCGAAGAAAATAAATCTTGAACAGTTAGATAAAGAACTAGGCGGTCATGGCTTAATTGCCGACTTTAACGATCCAAGTAAAATAGTTATAAATACGGCAGACGATTCTCCAGTTACAGAAGAAGAATTAAAAGCGGCTATAAATAATCATGTCGCTATTTTTACCGTTTTAACGATCGAAGATAAGTTAGCTTCTGTCGGTTTATCTCTTGAAGAATTAAAAGCGGCTTTAACATGACTTATCCAATCGGTACAGCTGCGGCAGTCGTCGAAGTAGCACTTAAAGAAGTCGGCACTGTAGAAGAAGGCGATAACCTTACGAAGTACGGTAAGTTTACGAAAGCCGACGGCCTACCTTGGTGCGGATCTTTCGTTAACTGGTGCTTCCATGAAGCGGGCGTAAAGCTTCCGTCTATGGTATCTACAGCTGCGGGAGCGCATAAACTTAAAGAAGTGAATCGCTGGGTCGTGGCAGAACCTAAGATCGGCGATCTTGCATTTATGGACTTTCCGCATGATGGAGTCGACCGTATTAGCCACATCGGAATAGTCGTAGCTGTCAAGTTTAAGACAGTAATCACCATCGAAGGCAACACTAGCGGCGCGGGTGGCGATCAACGTAACGGCGGCATGGTAATGATTAAAGAGCGGGAGTTCCTCAGTGGTAAAGAGATCGTAGGCTTCGGACGTCCTAAGTTCGTGGCTTATGCTGGCGATTATCCAGTCGTCGAAGTGCCTACTCAATCGGCAGCGAAGCCGAAGATTAAGGAGAAGAAAGATGGAAAACTTAAAGCCGTTACTCGCAAGCTGGGCGCGTAGCTTCTTAGCTGCGTCTATCGCTGTTTACATGGCTGGAGTTACAGAACCGAAGGCGATCGGCATGGCGGGCCTTGCCGCCGTTCTGCCTGTAATCCTACGCTGGCTCAATCCTAAAGACTCAGCTTTCGGGTTATCGGGGAAGTGACTCGGAAACTACTCGCGGGAAGTCTGGCCTTAGTCCTTTCGGCTGGGCTTTCCGCTTGTGGTTATCAAGGGTGGGTGCGCTATGAATGCCAAGAATACGAGAACTGGTCGAAGCCAGAATGCCAAGAGCCAGAGTGTATCCCTACTGGAACATGCACTAAAGATGTCCTTGGAAAAGAAGCTCCACAGCCCAGCCCGTCGCCGTAGTCCAGAAGACGTCCACGCGACTCTCATTCTTATAATCGGATCGACCTTAGCGGCGGTCTTCTTGATCGTAACGCTAGGCATTACTTACGCGCTTATCTTCGTTACTCAGCCAATCGGTAATCAAGCTCCGAACGACGCCGCATTCATAGATCTACTAAAGACTCTTTCGATCTTCTTAACTGGATCGTTAGGTGGAGTTTTAGCGGGTAACGGATTAAAGTCCAAGTCAAAACCGCCAGTCGACACGCCGACAGCCACGCGGGAATCTTGACCTAATCGCGTTCTTGCTTCACTCTTTACATCGGGAGCGCGAACGTCGCTCCCAGTATCGGGAGCAAGTAATGAACGAATTATCTATCGTCGTAGCTATGACTATAGCTGGGATCTTATGGGCAGCGATGAGTTATTCAGTCGGTTATCGTGAAGGCGAGCGACGCGGCTATTCTCGCGCTCGCTCTTTAGCGCGTCACGCAGCTAAGGACGTGCGCTAATGAGCTTCTTAGACAATTACGAAGACGTCGCGGCTAGAATCGCCCGTCTATGGGTTACACACCCAACAGCTAGAGTCCAGACGAACATCGTCGACTTCAACGCAGAAAAGGGCTTCGTTCTTATTCAAGCCCAGATCTTTCGCGAATACGAAGACGTGAATCCATCGGCTACGGATTACGCATTCGGTAACGTAGCTACTTATAACGTTAACATGAAGAAGTTCTTCGTCGAGGACACTGTTACATCGGCCATCGGTAGAGCCATCGGCTTACTTCTTGGAGCGGATAAACGACCTACTAAACAGGACATGCAGAAGGTCGAGAGCTTGTCTACCAAGGTGGCTAATTCAACAGCCGACGATTACGATCCTTGGACTGTTAAGTTCGGAGAAGTGCCAAGCTTTAAGACAGCCGCAGAAGCAGAACAGAGCGGCATTCCCAGCCTTGGATCGTCGATGGACGAGATCGCTAAACAG